GCCATCCCTATTACCTGCTCTCATCGCGTTATAGTTGACCGGATTATTAACTTTGTACTCTATTCTATCTGAGCTTGTAGAATTGAACTGTGATAGAGTTTGGGACTTTCCAAAATCGTAATAATATCGTGAACCCCCTCTCATGCCTTGTCTTCTAACCCTTACTCCACCCGTTATAAAGCTTCTGTAACCAGGAACAGAATCTATTGTATAAGTAAAGTGTAGATCTGTTTTATCTGTTTCGTGTCCAAATGCAGGAGAGCTTTCTCTTGGGCCTTCAGCAAACTTTTGGAGGTAGCTTAGATCGGGGCTACGGTAGTCCCAGCTTGAGCTGCCTGTTCTGTATCTATGAGGAATTATATCCCCTGCTTGATAGAATCCGGAAAAGCTAGGTCCTGCCCTGTCCAACCACAAATATCGTACCTCAGTTGTTTTTAAGTCTCCTTTAGTATGGTCTACAGTAGTAGCTAAATAAGTTTCTTTATCTATGATGTGTTTAACGGAAGCTAGAGGCACTGTAAAAGTATTAGAAGTATTACAAGTAGCTTTACTTTGTACGGTTTCCATAGAAGCACGCTCTGCCTCAGAACCTGTATTTGAGGTGTTTAAAGGAGTATTTTCTAGGTAGACGCTACGCCCACCTTTTACCAGCCCCTCTATTTCTCCATGAGAGATTGCATCTACAACTATTCCTGTTTGATTTACTATTTGTGCCATACTGTCTATGCTCCGAATCTAATGGATTCTTCCATCTTTTGTTGAAAATTTTGTTTAATATCAAAGTCTGCGGTGTTTAAAGAAGAGTAGATAGCTGCACCACCTACAATAAGCTCTCCATATAATAAAGGTATAGGAATGCCTTCTTTACTAACATTTGCAGGACCATTAAAAAATTGTGCCTTAGCTTCCTCTTCTGCTCCTTCCGGTATATCTGTTTCCGGGCCAGGTGCAAGTGCCATTGATATGCCTGTTATAGCCAAGTTAATAGCTAATGTATTTATGAATAGTGCCTGACCGGCAGTAATACCTGCAGTACCAGCGCCAGTTAAATAGCCCATTGCCGCAGGACCTGCCACAACAACTAAAACTGCCGCTGCAATGAAAGCTAAAGGATTATCGCCCGCCCCTTGAGGAACTTCAGTTATTATTATGTCCCCTTTATTTAGGTGAACAAGAAAGTCTTCTGGGTCTTCTATAATATCCTCTCCAACTACAATATCGAGAGTTCTATTTTTATTGTGTAAATCTGCTATGTATTGCCCAAAGCCTTTTGTCTGACAATCAATTAGTTTAAATGCCTCTTTTAGATTGCGCACATCTGCGTTCCATACACTACCAAATTTTTCTATTTCGCCTTTTAAGTAAATTTTTTGCATCTTACATACCTCACTACATATTTTTGCCATCTAGGTAAAAAATCTGTACAGGATAAATGTTTTATTCTTGCGTGAATAAAAGTATCATTTCCTGTATATATTCCACAATGGTTCGGAATATCACTATTAATCTTAAAATATATTATATCACCTATTTCAGGGTTTGATACTATTTTTCCATTCCAAGGCTCTATTAAATCTTCAAAATAATTAATACCTTTATCATGAAAACCTTCTTCAAATTCTAACATAGGCAATTCGCTATTATAGTTCTGTTTATAGTAGTCTCTAACTAATGTCCAACAATCTTGCTTTCCGAACTCGTACTCTCTGCCCAGTAAAGGAACTACATTGTACTTTGGGGTATACACATACTTCTCATTTTCTGGTATAGAGTAAATAGTGTAGGGTACTTGTAAATGATTGCTTTGCTCGATATCAAAATTGCTAGGCTTGCAGCTTCCATTTACGTGGCTATGTACTATAGTGTGTATGTCTCCTCGTAGTGTTGCCTTGACATAATCCTTTGGACATATTTTAAAGTGCTTTGTGGGTTCCGGGGATATGTTCTTACAAGGAATCCAGTTTAGTGTGCCTTTTTTATTTAGTACTATACCACATCCTTCATTAGGATATTGTGAGTGTAAATACTCTAGTATATCTTTTTCCATTAGCTAAACCGCTTAGTTCCAGGAAATCCGCCAAAAGGTAAAGAACTAGTGGTTTGCCTATCTGTAGTTATATACTGATCTATAGATCCTGTACCGGATTGATCGTCAAAGCTTTTGAAATTAAAATTCATAGTATTGGGTACATTAAACAGAAAAGTACCTGCGGCTACTTGGTCTGGAGGCCCTCCATTATATACAGTGTACCAAGGATCAAAAGACTGTAGTTGACGTATTTGTACATCACCCCCAACTTCCTCAAACTCAACTAGGTTACCAGACTCTACTACGCTCTTAGGAGCTTCTGCAATAGTAAGATTGGGGCTGTCTAAGTAATATAGCTTTATATATTTATTTTGACCGTCATTTACCTTTTGATATGCAAATGAAGTTTCTATAAGCATCGCAGAGTAACGTTGCTCTATTCCATCAGGAATTGGGTATTCTTTACTTGTTGCATAAAGACTACCATAATTTGAGTAACCCCCGGGCGTATCATACCAACCCACAGTAGCGTGTAACTTACCAATTACTGTTTTTTCTAGTTCAAGAGTTGAACTGTTATCTGAGTTTTTTGCTTCTAGTCTCAATGGGCCATTGAGAGTTACATTCATGTAAGCTACCTGTGCACCATTCTGATCATGCTCGTCATAAAAATCCAATACAGCTCCTGTATTGTACCCATCAGAATACCCTTCTATGCCTTCATAAGCCATAGTAAAAAGATTGAACTGCTCTAAGTTCATCGTAGGGGTCACTCTACCATACTCATTTAAAGAGCTCCAGGCGGCTGTGCCTATGTCAATAGTATGAGTAGTATTATTAATACCTGTTGCTATATTTACCTCTACATTTTCTAGTTCTTCTATTACAATAGCTTCTGCCGTATCCGGAGTTATGGGCAATGCCTGGAATCTTAATGCACAGGCAGTTAAATTTTTACCACATACATCGCCCTCTTTCCATATAATATTAGGAGTAGGAGCAGTTATATGAGCCCCTCCAATTTGAGTAGTAGAGTTTATCTGAAATAGTTTATAATAAATACCTGATGAATTTAAATCACTTGAAATTATATGAGTATTATAAGTTGACAAACTATAAAAGAACTGCCTTCCTCCTTCTTCCGTAACAATAGAGTACTCATTACTATTCGTTAAACCGTAGCTTTTTAGCGATAAATTAGGAAAGTGCCTTCTAAGCTGTACGCCAAAAGGGGTATAGACAATTAAAGAGTCTATCTGGTCTTGCGTAAATCTGCCTGTCAATAAAGATCGTCTAAGAGTAAATGTTTCTCCATTTTCAGTTCTAGTTACGGTATCTGAAGTACTAAACTGTGTCTCAACATCGGGCGTATCTTCGTTGCCTTGCAATACAGCTACATATTCATTTCTAGTCTTATCTGTATACCCTGCATAAGTGCTGCTTGGAGTATAAGTATCAAAAACTCTAATTCGTCTCCAAAATCTAGAAGTGTCTGAGGGTTGATGAAACTCTTCAAATGCTTCTGCTATATCTTGAGTTGCCTGCCAATAGTCGTAAACATTAGTACGTATTGTAGCTCCATTTGCCATTATTTGAATACCTTTGCTTGGTGAAAGCTTATAATAGTAGTGATCTTTTTCTATCTGTACTCCCGGTACCTCATCTGAAATAGAAGGTAAATTTACTACTTCGAACGTATTCTCGTTATACTGTACAATATACTCGTTGGAAGCTGTCATAAATATAGCTCTGGAGACAAGAGAGGTAGACTGCTCGTCATTAGTAATTACAACATTTTCAGAGAAGTTATCCCATGTACAAGCTCCTGTATTATATCCATTTACATCTAAAAATTCCTGAGAGGCTCCTTTATAGATAAAAGGGCAAAAGCCTCCTGTAATAGTTTTAGAAGGCACTTGTACATTATGAAGATCAAACACAGAAGCTAGCTCAAAAGTAATTTGGATTATATTTTTACTAGATATTCTATCTATAATATACTTATCCTTTCTCACTATGGACAAATTATTCTCTAAGTCTATAGTGTTACCATTCGGATATTCAACATTAAACTTATCAATAAACTTTTTAAATGTTGTTCGAATAATTACAGTAGCTCCTATAATATCATCGAACTCATTCTGTTCTGTAAAATCTGTATCGGAAAATGCTCCTGATATATTAGCTATGCTAAGTGAGGGGCGGCTACCTGCACCCGTAGAGCTAAAGGACGTATCATCCATGGATATAGGCAGAGATGAAAATACTGTATCACCCAAGCGCACGTCTTCTATTCCTGAAGAATTGGAAGTATTAGTTAAATTGAGAACCTGCCCAGAATTTGTGAAAATAGAAAACAGTGTAACACTATTTTCTATTTCTAATTTTTGAGCGTACTCTAAAGCATCATTATTGCGCATCTGTTTCGTATACCCTAGTAAGCTGTGCTGTTAAAGAATAAAAGTTATCGTACGTATAGACTTGATTCCAAGAAGAACAAATAACTCGCATTGTTCTTTCAGTAGGGTCGACAGTGCTAGGCACTCCATCTCCAGAATAAGGCAAAGTTACTTCAAAAGACTGCACTCCTTGTTTAGCCTCAAAAAAAGTAACTATAGCATCTATTTCCTCTTTACTTCTGTCTGTGAAGGACGCGCTTAGTGTTTGTCGATTGCTATTTAGCCCATAAGAAATTCTTTGTTGATATCCGTCTCCAAACTGAGCTATTCGTACGTTTGGTGAATTTTGTACATTTAGTCCTTTATCAAAAACTCTAAATGTCCCGTTTAAGTCTTGGAATCCTATTGCCATTATGATGCTCCATAAGGGCTAAGTATGCCCCCTGGTCTTTTTTGATTAACTAGTTCTCTTTGTACTGCTGCTGCGATTGCTTTACCTAGAACTTTCTGCTCTTGTGCGCTTCCTTCCATTTGAGTGCCGCCTTCGCTGTTAATGGTTATGTTAATATTGTTTTCATCTCCTCCACCGTTTTTGACTTCTACAGGTACTTTTTGTCCGTTGGGTAAAGGTATTACTGCCTCTGTACCATGAAGCATTGCAGGGTACCCTGCTTGGCGTCCTTTTGCAATACCCCCTGCAGCATATTCAGGAACTTTTCCAGTTCTATATCCAGGTACATTTTCTAATACACCACCATGTCTAACGTGGCCGGCGTATCTCACACCCCCACCCATATCAACACCTGCATTTGCAGACAAGCCCGAACCAAAAGCGGAGAATATTCCTCTAAGTATTTGAGCAGCTAGCTCATTTGCTGCTATTTTTGCGATGGAAGCAAGTACATTTTTTGCAAAATCTTTCATTGCTTCTGATGCAGATTTACTTCCGTCTACAATAGAAGTAAAAGCATTGCCAAGAGAGCTTTCTATTGCAAGAGCAGAGGATTCTGCCATACGCTTGTATGCGTTACCTTCGTCATGAAGTCTCTCTGTAGCTATATCTATTAGCGCTATTTCATCACTTTTTAATCCTAATAGATGTTCTGCCTGCGTAATTTTTTCTTTATTCTGTTCGATCTCTAAAGCAGTTTTACCTACGGTCATCTTATCTAATTGAGACTGCAGCATTGAACGGTCAAACATTAATTTTGTTCTTTTTGCCTCTTGAGAATTTAGTTCTGCTAATCTTTTGCTTTCTTTTTGTCCAGAAGCTAGATAGTTTACGTTACCTCTACTACCCCGACCAATTTGTGTCATCTCTGCATTTTCTACATTAGTCATCGAAGTTATATTTGCTTTTCTTCGCTCCAACATTACTAATTTTTCGAGTACCGGCAAAAAGGCTCTATTACGCTCTAGTCTTTCTTGTTCTGGTCCGCTAAGTAGCTTCTCTGCTTTTTCTGCTTGCTGTATAGCATTTTTTACAGCTGTCAATGCTGACGCATATTTATGTTGTGGCAGTATAGCATTCTCTGTATTAGTGATAGCGGTTGTAGCTTCTTTGTTCAATCGGGCGAGTTGTCCTATTCTTACTAGGTCTGCGGCTGCATCGGCTCTCTTAGTCGCAATATTTTTTATCTGTGTAGCATTAAGAGCACCTGTTTTTGAAGTTGCTGCAGTCAATAACTCATTGTAGTCTCTTAGTGCCTCACTACTTTTTAGTTGCGCTGCCGTAAAACCTTTTTGCTCGTCAAGTAGTTGACCTATAGCTAGATTTCCTCCCGCTGCTTGATATGCTCCAAAACCTTGATCGACACCTTTATCCTTTAATTCTGAAACGGCTGTTGCAGTTTTGGACTTGCTTGTCTGCTGGGCCCTAATTACATTTACATCTGTAGAGAATGTCTGTGGTTTCTTCTGTTTTGTCTCTAGTCTATCTAATATTGCTTTATCTCTTTTAAAGTTCTCTAAGCCTTTTACCTTAGTGCCTTCTAGACTCATTTCTATATCTGTAGAACTCAGCGCAGACATTCTATTACCTAAAGCTAAGCTGTAACCTGTTCCTCTATCTGTTCCTAGTATACCTTGGACTGCATTGAAGTTTTTATACTCTTCTGTTGTGCTTTTTACCTTTTCTTTTAATACGGCCATTTTTTGACTTTGAAGGTCTAAACTCTTTGCTACGCTGTCTCCTGCAGTTTTTGCCTTGAAAAAGTTGTATACTAAAGCACCTAGAGAAAATAGTAAAGAGATAATTCCCAAAGCAGCCATTGCTCTGCCTAAAAATACCATGGCCTTTGCACCTGCTGATGCTACAGTAGCAAATGCGACTTTACCTTGAACAGTAAAAGCTGCAAAACGCAACTTACTCTTAGTTGCCCAGGATGCTCCCTGAGCATTCATTTTACCATGTGCAACCTTGTTTGCAAGTGTAAGATCATCTAAGTTTGCAATCATTCCACTTATTGCTTCGTCCGAAATCTTGCTAGCATCTCCATACATTTTTTCAAGGGCTTTTTTCATCTTCCCAATTTGTGCGTTACCCAACGGCCCACCTGCTACTGCTCTTTTAAATATACCGCTAGTTAATCCAGAAGCTTGAAGAGTTCCAGATAGCTCTTTTGTAGCCATAGCTCCCATAGATGCTGCTGCTTTTGGATCTGCTAAACCCGCAGCTAAAGCTCTTTGAGTTGATAAAGCCTGTCTCTCCAAAGCAGCTAAATTTGCTACTCCATTAGCAGCTACTAGTCTCATATTCTTGCCAAAGTCTTGCAGACCAGGAATAGCGGCTGTTAGTACACCTTTTGTAAAGAATGCAAATGCACCACCCACTAATAAAGGAAAGTCAGTTAGTACTTTTGCTAGAGGGCCGGCTAGTGCTGCTGTGAACTCTTGTATAGTGATAATTATATCGTCAAAAGCTTTTCCTAGCTGGTTGAAAGGGTTTACAGTTATTCCCACAACTTTCTCTATTGCACCAAACTTAGCTTCAGCCTGTGCTAGTACATCATTGGTTACGGCTTGAGTTCTTTCATATGCGCTTAGTTCTGTTCTCGTTTTTCCTACAGATTGTGCATAGTCAGTTGTTGCTTTTTCTAAGCGAAGTATAATACCTAATTCATCTAATAGTTCTGGTTCTGCTTTTGTGGTACCTTTTACTAAACGATTAAAAGAGTCTGTAACATCTCTGCCTAGAATCGCTGATGTTTGTTTGGCTGCAGTACCTAACTTAGTAAGTTGTTCGGGGGATAGGCCGGAGGCTACACCAATAGCGGCAGCCTGAGATGCCTCTTTAAAAGATATCTGCGCATCTGTAGCGGCAATAATATCTTTTGCTAGTGAGCGCATTGCAACACCTGTGGTAGCTGCAAACGCTTCTTGTCCACGTTTAAGAGTTACTATATCCCCGGAGCGTTTTAAGAAGTTAAACGCGGCTGATACAGCAAATAGTTGAGCAGCAAGAGTTGCGTAGGCAGGTACTAGACCGCCTGAGATGCCTTGAGACATTTTAGAAAAGTTTTTAGTAGTGTTGGAAGAAGCTCCTGCAGCACCTTTTAGCCTGCGATCTGTAGAATGAGCACTCTTACCTGCTTTATCTAAATTTTCAGCAGCTTTCTTTGCTCCGACACCTACTTTCGCAGTAGTGCCTTTATCATCTACTTTTACATCTATCTCGAC